GCGAAGAAGGTCTTCGAGAAGTACAACATCCCGACGAAGACGCTCGCCGACCGCGTCCGCGACAACACCTTCCGGGCCGCGAAGCACGGCGACCTGCTCGCCGGCGACCCGGTGCCCTGGCCGGCGCTCGCGAAGCTCCAGGAGCGCTACCTCGCCGCCGGCGGAGACTCCGAGCGCGCAGCGCTCGCCCGCGACTTCGCCCGCGCCGTCGCGCGTCTGCACGAGCAGCTCGAGCACGAACCCGAGGACGGGCCCGACCTCGACGCCGAGCTCGCGAAGCTCGGCCCGCCGCACTCGGCGCAGCGGCTCAAGGCCTTCTTCCCGCGCTTCCTCACCCTCGAGAACGGCGAGCGCTTCGAGCTCGAAGCCTGGCAGGGCGACTTCTTCGACGAGGCCTGGCGCCGGACCGAGGAGCGGCGCCTCTACAAGGAGATCCTGCTCGGCATCCCGCGCGGCAACGGCAAGACGCCCACCGCCGCCGGCGTCGGCACGCTCACCCTGCTCGAGGCGCCACCGGTGCCGGCGCTCTTCCAGGCCGCCGGCTCCAAGGACCAGGCCAAGGTCGGCATCAGCTTCGCCACGAGCTGGGCCGAGGGCGAGGAAGCCGAGCTGCGCTCCTGGCTCCGCGCGAAGGCGCGCGCGCTGCAGCTGCGCGGCCGCCGCGGCGACTTCTCGATCGTCTCCGCCGACGGCCGCCTCTTCCACGGCCGCAAGCCGTCCGGCGTCCTGATCGACGAGTGGTGGCTCTACGAGAGCGCGCGCGAGGAGCAGGTCTACATCGCCGGCCAGACCGCGATCGACAAGCACGCGGAGGCCTTCCTGCTCGCCACGACCACCGCCGGCTACGACAAGGAATCCCAGCTCGGCCAGGCCTATACGCGCGCGCTGCAGCTGCCGCTCGAGCACCGCCGCGAGGGCTTCCTCACGATCGCCCGCGATGTCGAGAGCGGCTTCCTCATGTGGTGGTACGGCCTTCCCGAGGGCTACGACCTCGACCTCGAGAACGACGCCGCCGTCCTGCGCGCGCTCCAGCTCGCGAACCCCTCCAGCTTCGTCGACTGCCCGGCGCTGCTGCGCGCCCTCCGCCGCCCGACCACCGACCCCTACGAATGGCTGCGCCTGCACCTGAACGCCTGGACGGCGACCAGGGACGCCTGGCTGCCGCCCGGCTGCTTCAGCCGTCTCGTCGCCACGGACCCGATCCCCGCCGGCGCCGAGATCTGGGTCGCCGTCGACGCCGCGCTCAAGTACGACACGACCGCGGTCGTCTGGGCGGCCGTCGTCGACGGCAAGATCCGCCTCCAGGGCCGCGCCTGGGCCGCCCGCGACGGCGTCCCCGCGCACGAGCGCCACGCCGGCGGCCGCATCCGCAACCGCGACGTCATGGAATGGATCGACCGCGAGCTCGGCGGTCGCTACGAGATACGCGAGATCGTCGCCGACCGCAAGTTCTTCGACGACTACATCTGGGAGCTCGGTCAGCGCGGCTACCTCGTCGCCGAGTTCGTGCAGTCCTCGAAGGAGATGCGCGATGCAGAGCAGCACTTCTACCAGGCCGCCACCGCCGGCGAATTCAGCTGGCACGACCCCGAAGGGCACATGGCCGCGCACGTCGAGGCGACGACCGCGATCGCGACCCGCAACGGCTTCAAGGTCGACAACCCCAACAAGAGCAGGCCGATCGACCTCGCGACGGCGGCGATCATGGCGCGCGAGCGCTGCGCACGCGAGATGAGGACGCCGGAACCCTTCGGCGGCGCCTGGTAGCCCGCTCGAGCGCCGATAAGGACGCACACGATGCTTCGCCGCCGCAAGAGGCTGCTGCGCCTCCATCTCGAGGGCCGCGAGGAGAGCGTCGAGGGCATCCTCCTCGGTTTCGAGGCCGGCCACTACCGCCTCGCCAATGCCCGTCTGCTCGAGACGGCTGAACGCTCTATCGGCATCGGCGAGACCTGGGTGCCGCGCGACAAGGTCGTCTACGCCCAGGTGGTCGGATGATCCTCAAGACGTCGCAGGGCAACCTCGAGCGCCGCGACGTCTCGCTCGGCTCGCTCATGACCCTCAACGGCATCCCGCTCCGCGGCGCCGCGAGCTCGAGCGCGTCGCCGCGCGAGGTCGCCGGCCTGCCCGCCTTCCAGCAGGGCATCCGCATGGCCGCGCTCGCCGTCGCCAAGCGCGAATTCGCAGTCTGGGTCGGCCAGGCCGCCGAGCGCGCGCGCGTCACCTCGACCTGGCAGGCACGCTTCTTCGCCAGCCGCCCGAACGAGCGCGACACCTGGTTCTACGTCTGGGAGGCGACCGAGGCCTCGATCACCGGCCAGAACAACGGCTTCTGGCTCAAGAGCCACGACCTCGTCAGCGGCCGCGTCAACCGCATCGAGGTCGTGCACAAGGAGAACGTCGAAGCGCGCTGGAACGCGGCCGACCACCGGCCCGAGTACCGCGTCCGCCTCGACGACGGCGCCTGGTCGGACTGGCTCACCTCGGCGGAGGTGCTGCACTTCCGGGTCGGCTCGCCCGCGCCCGGCGCGATCATGGCACCGACGCCGCTCGAGCTGCACCTGCCCGCGCTCGCGAACGCCGTCGCGAAGATGAAGGCCGAGTCGCGGGTCTACGACAAGGGCAACCAGCGCACGAGCGCGATCGTCTTCCCCGAGACCATCACGCCCGACCAGGCGAAGCGCTGGCGCGAGGTCTACCTCGAGGCCGGCGGCGAAAGCGACTCGAACGTCAAGATCTTCGGCGGCGGCGCCAAGGTCGAGCCGATCGGCCTCACCTTCTTCGAGCAGCAGTTCCTCGAGTCGCTCGTCTTCTCGGTCGAGGATGTCGGCCGCATCCTCAACGTGCCGCCCTCGCTCCTCTGGTCGGCGCAGCCGCGCGGCGGCGACAAGCCGATCACGCCCGAGCACGAAGAGGATCGCTGGTTCCGCTACGGCGTCGAGCCGCGCCTGCGACGGCTCGAGCAGGCCGTCAACGCCGATCCCGACTTCTTCGGCAGCGGCGCCCGCGCCTACCCCGAGTTCGTCTCGCCTCGTCCCCGCGGCGACGCGAAGACCGAGTCCGACATGCTCGTGCACGAGGTGCAGGCCGGCATCCTGCTCCCCGACGAGGCGCGCGCAGAGCGCGGCCTGCCGCCGCTCCCGGACGGCCAGGGTCAGATCCCCCAGATCGTTCCGGTCGGCGGCGCCCCGAACCCCGCCGGCGACGCCTGAGCCGATAGGTGGCGCCGATGGAGCGCTCCAGCCTCCGCCTCGCCGTCACGCCGCTCGCCGGCGTCACCGTCCGCGACGCCTCCCAGACCGGTGACGGCTCCTGGACGATGGAGGGCTACGCCGCCGTCTACGAGCAGGCGACCACCCTCTTCGACATCCCCGGCTTCCTCCGCGTCGACGAGGAGCTCGCGCGCGGCGCGCTCACGAACGTGATCACGCGCGCCAACGACGGCGCCATGCTCGTGCACCTCAACCACGGCCACGACATGAAGACCGCGGTCGCCGCCACCGACGTCGACGGCATCGGCGGTCTCGAGCTCGGCGACGACTTCCACGGCATGCGCTACTTCGCGCGCGTCGATGTCGACGACCCGGACGCGCGCGCGCTCGCCGTCAAGATGCGCCGCGGCGTCGTCCGCCAGGCGTCCTTCGCCTTCCAGATCGGCGACGAGGAGCAGGTCGAGCGCGAGGAGCTCGAGGACGGGACCCTCCGCGTCAAGTACCGGATCAACGAGGTCTCTCACCTCTACGACGTCTGCGCCTGCGCCCAGGGCGCCTACCCGCAGACCGAGTCGCACGTTCGCAGCCTCGCGGCTGCGTCGCTTCGGAATCCCGAGCTCCTGCTCGGCGGACCTGGTCGCGCCGAACTCCTGGCGGGCCTCGCCGGTCGCTCCCCGGAGGGCCGTGCTCCTGTCGCACCCGCACACGCGGGGGGCGGTGAGCGGGACGGGTCGATCGCGCTCTTGAAGGCGCAGGTCGACGCCACCTATCGGAACCTGAAAAGGAACGACCAGCGATGACTCTGATCGAACGGCTCCGCGCGGCCCTCGAGGCCGCCCAGGCGGAGCTCCGCACGCGCGCCGAGGCGGTCGACGCCGCCCACCTGCGCGTCATGGAGGCCGACGAGGACGCGAACGTCGAGGAGCTCCGCTCCGCCTACGACGCGGCCGACAAGGCCTACCGCGAGGCACGCGACGAGCGCGATCGCCTCGACACGAACCTCAAGGACGCCGAGGAGCGCCAGCGCACCCTCGACGACAACCCCGTCCCGCAGCCGGCGACGCCGCGCGGCTCGCGCAAGTCCGAGTCGGTCTACCGGCCCGACACGCCGGAGCGCTCGTTCTTCCGCGACGCCTGTCGCTTCGAGATGAGCAACGGCCTCGACACCGAGGCGCGCGAACGGCTCGAGGCACACGGCCGCGAGATGCTCGACGGCGGCCACGTCTCCAAGCGCGACGTCGGCACCGGTGCCTTCGCCGGCCTGGCCGTGCCGCAGTACCTGATCGACCTGTACGCGCCGCTCGCGCGCGCAGGCGCCCCGACGCTCGCCGCTGTCCGCAAGCTGCCGCTGCCCGCGTCCGGCATGACGGTGAACGTCTCCCGCATCACGACCGGGACCGCCGCGGCCGCGCAGGCCTCGGAAAACTCGGCCGTGCAGGAGACCGACATGGACGACACGCTCCTGACGGTCAACGTGCGCACGTACGCGGGCCAGCAGGACGTCTCACGGCAGGCGCTCGAGCGCTCGGAGATGGTCGACGCGGTGGTCTTCCAGGACCTCATCGCCGACTACTACACGAAGCTCGACGACGCGATCCTCAACGCCGACGGCACCTCGGGGACGCACCTCTCGATCCGCTCGACCTCCGGCATCGTCGCGGTCACCTACACCGACGCCTCGCCGACCGTCGGGGAGCTCTACCCGAAGCTCGCCGACGCGATCCAGCAGATCGCCTCCAGCCGGTTCGCGCCGGCGACGACGATCGTCATGCACCCGCGCCGCTGGGGCTGGATCACGGCCGCGCTCGACTCGTCCGGCCGCCCGCTCGCGGTGCCGAACCCGCAGGGGCCGTTCAACGCGCTCGCCGTCGGCGACGCGCCCGAGTACGGCGCCGTGGTCGGCTCGATGCAGGGCCTGCCGGTGATCACCGACGCGAACCTGCCGACGACCGCAGGGGCCGGCACCGAGGACGTCGTCCTCGTCGTCCGCATGCCCGACCTGCTCTTCTGGCAGGACGGCGACGGCGCGCCGCGCACCTTCCGGTTCGAGCAGTCCAACGCGCCGCAGTCCGTCCGGCTCGCCGTCTGGGGCTACTCCGCCTTCACGGCGGGTCGCTACCCGAAGGCGTCCGCGACGATCAGCGGCACCGGCCTGATCGCACCGACCTTCTAGGAGGCGTGACCGATGTCGGCTGAAGACAACCGCGAGCAGATCGAGCAGGCGCACAGCGCGACCGAGGTGCGCACCGTCGAGAAGCAGGCCGAGTACCGGGCTGCGCTCGAGCACGAGAAGGCCGGCTACCAGGCCCGCCTCCAGGCGCTCGAGGACGGCAAGTTCGACCAGGCCGACCAGGCCCGGCTCGGGCAGCTGCTCGGCGGCGTCGACGCCGAGCTCGCCCGCCTCGACGGCAAGAAGCCGAAGAAGCGCACGAAGAAGGGCGACGCCTCGGCATGACCAGCCGCAGGCCCGCACCCACGGCGAAGGGGCACCGGCAGCAGCCGGTGCCCCTCGCCGCACCCGAGACCAAGCGGCAGCTGCGCCCGCTCGCAGTCGACCGGCTCCGCCGCACGCCGATCAGGGAGACGCGATGAGCATTTCCGACTACGCAGAGAACAAGCTCGTCGACGCGCTCGTCAACGCATCGACGACCGGCGGCGGCCTGCCGACGGCAGACCCGTGGGTGAAGCTGCACACCGGCGACCCCGGCGAGGCAGGCACGGCGAACGCCGCGACCGAGACGACGCGCAAGCAGGTCGCCTTCGCAGCCGCCTCCGGCGGTTCCGCGGCCTCGAGCGCGGACGCGATCTGGACGAGCGTCGCCGCCGGCGAGACGTACACGCACATCTCGCTCTGGGACGCCTCGACCGCAGGCAACTGCATCTTCACCGGCCCGCTCAGCGCCTCGAAGACGGTCAACGCCGGCGACACGTTCACGATTCCGTCGGGTCAGCTCACCGTCAGCCTCGACTAGCCGCGGCCGCCGCGTCGTGGCGGGCAACCTCACCGGCTGGAACGTCCGCTATGGCGAGTTCTGGATGGCGCAGTGGCAGCTGTCATGGTGGGTGTCCGTCGGCGTGCACGTCGATCTGAAGCGGCGCCGCGTCGCCGGCGGCGCGTTCTCCGGCGCGACCTACGGCCCCTATCTCGACGTGCATCTGGGCGCACTCATCCTCAGCCTCGGCTGGCGCCCGTACCTGACCGGCGAGCTCCGCAACAGCTCCGGGATCGCGCGCGGCGGGATCAGCGTGCCCGCGCGCGACGATCTGCGCGCCTGGCGATCGCGATTCGCCTGGCGCACCTTCGTCGAGGCATGCCTGCTCGTGCTGCTCGCCCTCAACCTGCTTGGCACCTACATGCGCGTCAAACACTGGGGGCTGCCGTAGATGGCGCAGATCACGAAGCGCTTCTCGTTCAACACGAACACGACGCTCCCCTACACCGCCGAAGGCGGGTCCTGGGCGGCGGGAGCGGGCGGCACCGGCGGCGTGCTCTCGATCAGCGCCACCGAGGATTCGCCCAACGATCCGACCGCAGGCGCGGGCGCGCTCCAGACCGAACGCACCGGCAAGAATCGCTCCGCTGCGACCCAATTCGAGTGGAGCGGCACCTGGGAAGATCTCGGCGTCCCCGCGGGAGCGACTGTGACCGCGCTCTCCGCAACCTTCGACTCACGCTGTGCGCTCTACACGACCGGCGCCTCCTCCACCGACGGACCGCTTGAACTCCGCGACAGCGCCGGCACGTTGCGTGCGACGCTCGTCACCTCGCGCACCTTCACGGCCACCGACGCCGCCTTCGGCGCCCGTTCGACCGGGACGCCGCTGAGCGGAGCGACCGACCCCTCGAACACGAGCATCCGCCTGCGGCTGAACGCGAACGTCGCCACCGGCAACTCGACGAGCGCCGACGTCATCCTCCGTCAGGACAACGTCGTCCTGACGATCACCTACACGCCGCCGACCGTCTCCGGCGCGGCCGCCCTCACCGGCACAGGCACGCTCGCCGTCAGCGGCTACGCGACAAAACGCGGCGCCGCGGCCCTCAACGGCGCCGGCACGCTCGCCGCGAGCGGCGTCCGCACCGTCAGCGCCGCAGCCGCGCTCACCGGCACGGGCGCTCTGACTGCCTCCGGCACCGTCGGCTCCGGCCCGGCGACCGTCACCGGTGCCGCCGCGCTCACGGGCGCGGGCGCGCTCGCCGCCGCCGG